TTTTGCTTTTTGAGAACTTTGTTTTTTACTTTCTGCTCGAAGCATTTCATTAAATACTTTTGAGCCTCTTTTTTTGGCTGTACGCAATCTTTCGTCAATTTTGTTAATTGATTCGTTCGCTGAAAAAGACTCAGCCCCAGTTCTGCCTGAAGATAATTTTGGTGTTACTTTTCTTTCACCTTTACCGAATTTGCCGCTACTTAATTTGAGGTCAGAAACTTTAAAATCTTTTCCTGTTACTCTATTAATTCCATCAAGAGTTTTTTGAATTTCTTCTGGAGTCCAAACGACAGCGGCGCCCACTTTGTAAGTAAAAGGCCTTTCTTCTCCAGCCTTTTTAAAGGCTCGACCTATTTTTGCCAAAGGCTTAGAGCCAATAGCGTCTCCCATAATTTCACCAATAACTCTGTCCGAAAGATTGCCCTTACCTCCTCCTATTTGTATCCCATTTGCTCTTAGGAGATTATCTAAAGCACTAAAGAATTTATTTTGTTCTGTTGCTTTGTCAAAGTTTTTGGCTTCATCACTACCAAAAACGTCGGCAGCACTAGTAATGTGCTTACGTTTTTTTAATTCTAAAATCACATTTGTTGGTACACCATTTCTTCTCCATGAACCTGGAGAAGTAAATAATTGTTCCGCGCTAGTTGGGACCCCTAGTAACTTCTCAAAAGCTTTAGCTATTTCTTCTCGATTTTTTCCTGAATCAGCTGGCATATTAAGTTTTTCAATTAACTTGTCAAGACTGTAGGCCTCTTTAGATTCTTTTCCTTTCACGCTTTCTATTGAGCGCTTTACATCTTCTGCAACAACTATTTCTCTCTTTTTAGGAAGAGCGTCTTCATCTATTTCGGTTGAAGTCTTAAAATCTATAGGTGCATCCAAGGGGTAGATGGCAGCCAAAAAGGTTGATTCGTCTTTGGCGGCGTCATAACCCTCACGACTTACTGGCTTATTATCTTCTAGGCCGTCATACCAGTATGGGGCAGAATCAAATCCCCAAACTTTTCTGATTAGTCCATCTGATTCGCCGGGCAGGTTAGTATCTGAATGTGCAGTCAAATACGACTGAACAGAAGCAGACGATATTGCGCCGTTTTTCCCTAGCAATTTTTTCATTTCGTCTTCATTGAGATTAAACATTTTTTTAATGTTTTCATCGGACATTGGTTCGCCCTTAGAGTCTCTCAAAAGGGGTCTTAATTTTTCAAACGAAAGCATCCATGGTCCGTCTTTTTTTCTGTTTTTATTATCCGACAGAGAACCAACAAGCGCTGGAGTTGTGAATGCTTTCTTGAGATTTCCACGAATGGTCTCTAATTTTGAACCTTTTTCAAGGCTTTCGTCAAACGATGGGGTTTTGAGATTGGCTAAAAGATTTTTAGCCTGTTCTTCCATGCCCCTAGATTCTTGAATATAGATTTGCTCAACTTCTCGGCGATTCAATTGAGCAAGACGACGAGCAGGTCTCGACCCTCCGCCGTATCCACTGCTTAATCTGAATTCATCAATACTTGGGCCAGGCTTCTTTTTGCCCGGAATTGTTCTGGCTTTTAACCGGTCTCCGTCAGCAAATCTTTGTCGGTCCTCAGGGGAGAATGGTTTACGTTTAGTTATCTTCCCTTTTTTTTTACGTCCAGAAGATAGTTTTTTTGGACCTTTTCGTGCAGCGATTCTCTGTTCTTCTATGTCAACAAATCTGTCGTTTATTGGGTCGTAACCCTCTTTATAGTAATTATCAGCATGGTCTGCCCCTAAAATCAAACCATTAATTGAATCTAGCCTAAAAGTACTAGGTTTTTCATCTTTGTTGACCCCATCGTTATACTCCTCTTTCCCGGTATCCCGATTAATTGACCTTTTCGCTCTGCCGACAAAATACAAGTACCCATCTTCGTGGCGTCGCATAGTGGAATAAACAGATTCACCTGGTTCAGGGTGAACCTCTACTATTTTCCCCCTGTATTCAAATTCAAAAGAATCACCACGTTTAGCGTCGCGCAAATACCTAAAGTTGGCGCCTATATCGTCACTTCTTCTTGAAGCTTGTTCGAAATTTAAATTTTCCGGAGTGCCGTTCATTGTGTTTATGAAATCCATTCCGCGCATACCCTCGTAAAATGGATTTCGGCCCTCGCGTCCAGAAGATAGTTTTCCGCCTTCCCCCATACGCAAAGGAACATCAAGGTCTCTTAACTCTGTTCCTTTGGGGGCCCGGAAATTTGGGTTGTCTTTATTCAAAAGCGCATTTAATCTTCTTGCTGAAGCTCTTTGTCCAGGGGTATATACGCGGCTGTCTTGCGTAGAAAGTTTTTCAATTCGGTCAAGGGAATCAATAATGAAGTCTCGCTCTTTGGCGTCCAACTCAAACCCATCTCTAAGTTTTTCATAGAGTTTTGCAACATCTGAGTTTTTGTTTATCTTTCTTTGGGATTCGATTTGTTGGTTCAGAAACGCCCGAACATCTGCCGGCATGTTTTTAACCGAAGTCTTTGATTTGTCTTCGTACTCTCGTCGTCCAGAAGACAGTGTTTCACCGGAACGATTTGAATCTTCACTTAGTCTTTCGCCCTCTTCTTTGCGAAGACGACGCATGTGTCGTTGCTCACGTTTTCTTACTTCCTCGCGAGAAAGACCAAGGCTTTCAGCAACATCGGCGAGAGACTCTCCGTCGTTGCGACGCTTGTAAATTTTTTCGTCATCTCGTTGCTGTTTTGATGTGCGCTTTGGTTTTGCTTCAGGGAATGGTACTTTTCTGCCGCTGCTGAGTTTTTTGCTTGGTTTAGGTTCTATGGCTTTAGGGTATACGTATGCACCTCTGAGGCCATAATCTCCGCCAAATATGTCTCTCTCTGGTACTAACCTATATTGAATTAGTGCACCAAAAAATTCTTTTCTGTCGTTCATGCTCAAGCCAGAGACATTTGGCTTCACTGCATCCAAAAAGTTTTCTATGCCTTCGGGAATGCCAAAATTTATTTCCTTCTCTGCTTCGCTCGTATTACTGCTTTTACGGCTGTTTTTTATGTATTCGCCAGCAGTTTTAGCTGTGTTCAAAAACCAAGTCCTATATTCAACCGAAGATTTTGCTTTCTCGTTAAAATTGGCTGGCCGCTTATAGGTGCCCGAACCATTCCACATCACTCTTACTTGGTTGTACCCAAGTTCCCTGCCGCGCAAGAAATCGTTGCTTAGTTTTTTGTCAGCCGGGTATCGCGGAATTTCTACCCAACCCAATCCTTGTTCGCGCCATGAATTTGCAATCTTTTCAAAGTCTGTTTCTTTTGCGTCTTCGGCTGGATTTTTTAGTTTCTTGGCAGAACGATGTCTAGTAATATCTTTTGTGCCTGAAGATAGTTTTTCTTTTTTGCGAGGGGGTGGAGGTGGTGAAGATGGGGTTTTTGTAGGCTTTGGTTTTGGGGGAGCCGGAGGAGGTGTCCGACGTGATTCTGGTTTTTTGTCATCCGACAACTCTCTGGGTCGCGAAGGGACTGGTGGGCTTGGGCGACGATTTTGCTCCAAGATTGGAGTGCGTTTTTTGGGTTTACCAGTACCTGATGGTGTGGGTTTTTTGTCTGTACCCGAAGGCAGACCAACCCATACTGGGTTCGTGGTGCCTTCATCAGCCCAACCATCACCATCAACGTCACGACGGTTTCCTGTTGGTTTTTTTGTGCCACGCATACCGCCGGTAGGTATGTCAATTCTTCCGTCACCAAGCTTTCTTCTTCTGTCACCAAGGCTTCTTCTGTCACCGATTCTCGGTCTATCGATTAGACTGCTGCCAATTCTTTTTCCTATTCTTGTCCCAATGCCTTTTACTGCAATATTTATTGCATCGACTGATTCGGCTGTTAGTCCGGATGTTAAAACAATTCCATATTCATCAACAAACGAATCAACCCTATGGTGGTCCAGTACTGCGTCCAGTAAAGATTTTACTTCAAAAGCATTTTCCACATCAACAGGGATATAAAAGAATTTTTCTTTTCCTGAAGCTAAAGTTTTTTCCTTGATTGCGTATTCTTCCGCATCAAATTCATTTAGTTCTTTATATTTTTTGCGTTTTTTATTGCGTCTCTTTATTATGTTCCTCAACACTCCAAAAATAAATTCGCCTGGATATTTTTCTTCAATATCTTCGACCCATTTGACTTCTTCTTCATCCAAGAAATCGTTATATTCTTTTTTATCTATAGCGCTTCCCCCAACAACACCTGGCGGAATAACTGCGAACCTACAGCGACCATCGGCTTCGACGGCTTTATCTATAATCTTGCAAGAACCTTCCCCCTTAAAGAAAATGCAATTAGAACATTTAACTCCAATATTGATTAATTCATTTTCTGCCGCTGGTGTATAGGCCGCGTAAACACCTTTTTTATCTTCATTGAACTTGCCGTATTTTTTGGTTATACGAACAAGCGCATCAGCCAAAGCTTGCTCTTCGTTGTCTAGCGGCTTTGGTGTGGTTGGTTTATTTTTTGAAGAATCTTCATAAACAACAACAGGCAAAGGTATGGAAATAGGACCGTTTTCTCCAGGCTTAATTGCTACGGGCATTGGCATAACAGGCACTGGTTTTGTTACTCTTCCATGCATGGTTGGTTTACCCTGCTGAGAAGGAACTATTGATGGATTAATGTTTGGTTTTTGAATAACTATTCTTTGTGGTTGCCCGAACATTAACTCTTGACCGTCATAGTGATATTTGCACATGTACTTAGAAACAAGACCATCACTTGTTTGCCTATCAAAAACAACTGAGTTTTTATCAAGAGATACAATTTTTATTTTTGATGCTGTTCTTTTTTCTAATTCGCTAGATATTTTTTGTAGCAAATCGTCTTCTGTATTATTTTCTCGAGACGCAATAGGGGTAACGTTTACAGCTTCCTGCATAGGCCCAGAAGCAAATACTGCACGTTCAATCGTGTCAGATTTTCCAGAGTCGTTTTTAACTGAAATTGTTCCAGTGAGTTGATTGGCCCCATGCAGAACAGGGCTGACTTCATAAAGCTCAACCTCATAGAGAATGTTGGCTTGCATATTTTGGTCGTATTGGGCTCTTAGTGTTTTGTAGCCGATTGACCACTCTTGCTCTTCGCCAAAGAAGGCAACGTTCGCAAAAGCTTCTCTGCCCTTCTCTGATTGAAGGTTAAATTGAACTTTTGCATAAAGGCCGCCAATACCAGCCATTTTCATCTTCATTGGTAGACGAGGGTCGCTTGCTGGAACCTCGTAAATATCCAAAACCTTACCTATTGGGTCATTCCAATTGTGGCCCCACACCACACGCGGTTTTCTTCTTAGAAGGCTTTTAGCAAAAGCTCCAGTTGCGCAAACATCGCCAACCGAGTCCTTATTTCCAATACCCGCAACAAAACACTCGACAATGCCTTGAGCCTCGTCGAGATTGAAGGTGCCCGCACTGGCTTTGTATTGTATTTCCGCATTCTGCATCGAGGGCATGAGACTCCTTGGGGTATTTAGATAATAAGTTAAATTTGAGCGCCATCATTGCAGGTATTGTAAGTATTTTAATTAGTTTTAGTAAATTATTTAAATAGTTTTAGTAAACTATTTAATTTGTTGGCCAAAACTCCATGCACGACGTGTCTCGTCTTCGGAAACATCAAATATTTGTTTTGCAATAAGGTTCGCATATAGAGAAACTAAGGCTTTTCGGAACTCAACAGCGCGCTCTTCTTCCCCCGGAATATTGAGGCAAGCAATCATCGTGTTATATATAGCCTTAGAATTTTCTTTGTTGATTTGTTTAATTCGGTTCATCTGAGATTCAATTTGTGCACGAATATCAGACTGATGACTGTCTTTTTTGGTTTTAAGGGACTTTGATTTTTCTTTTTCTCCAAATTTTATTGCCATGGAATCCTGGATAATGGCGGACAAAACAGGCTGAATATCATCATCCATCTGCTTATCCCATGTTTCTGTAGATATTAGAGAATCGATATCTAGAGTGCCAGTAAATAAACCCTTCTTCGCCCTACTGCTTCCAGCTTTTTCTAGAACTACTCTTTCCTGTCTTTCCAACACTCTTTCAAGACTTCTGTCCAGTATTTCTTCCCAACGCGAAATTGTTTGATTTACATTGTCCTCTTGGGATTTGTACATCATTGCCGATGATGATTCGCTTGCCGCTCCTTCGGGGACAGGTGCTGCGGTTGTTGCGGGAGCGCCCAATGCGTCTGGTGGGATAGTGCTTTGAGCCAAAGCGCCAGCCATTGTGTTGGGGTCAAGTGGCTGCTCGCCCGGCATCGGTGGTGCGCCTGGCATTGGCGGCATTTCGGGAGTAGGGGGCATACCAGGCATTGGAGGCGCCCCAGGCTGAGGGATGTCAGCCTTCGGTTGGTCTTCCATTTTTTTCTTAGTGTTAGAAATTGGAATTAAATTAGGATTCATCAACAGAGAGTCAGCTAAATCGCTCTCGGTTTCTTTGCGACCAGACCCAAGCCGATATTCATTGCTGCTGATTAGTCCAGTTTGGAATTCTTGCAGAAGATATCTTTCCCGCTCTTGTTTGTAGAGCTGGAGAATAGGTACTTCTGATAAATCGAAATCCACATAATTTTTTTCATCCAATTCATCTAAGCCTCTAGCCAAAGGCTCTAGGTGGGGCATCATTGTTTCCATCCAGAAGACACGAATTTCTTCGCTTGCGTTGGAAAAAGTCCTTCCAGCTGCGTTGCCGATTACCGACTCGGGAACGCCAAACGAAGCAAGAATTTCTTCTTTTGTTATTTGTCTCATTTGCAAATATGCCGCATCTCTCGGTGATGCGCTTGTATCAATGTAGTCAACACCATCTTCAGATGAGATTACTGACGTATATCCCGTTTTTGAAATATTTCCCCTAAAACGACTTTTCAACTCATCTTTGTCGTCATCATCAATTTCGCCCTTAAGAACTAGAAGTCCACCTGGTCGGCCATCATTCATTAAATAATTTCGGTTGTAGAGTTTTGCAAGATTTTCTATTTCTAGAGCAATACCACAAGATTCAAGTGGAGTGAGCGACAGATATGGGTCTATCGGGTGGGGTCTTCTTATCCAACAAACATCATCTGGTTTCATTATTACTTTTTGACCATACGGCATCTGCACCTCGTAGCCAGAAACAAAAGTTTTTGGGTCTGGTATTGGCGCTGTTGACTGTGGTGGTAGAAGACTAAGACCAACTATGTTCCCGTCACGACCGCGAATTTTTTCTATAAAAACTCCACGTGTTCCCAGTAGAAGCTGAGACGAAAGCCGATATCTAAATATGAAAGCATTTTCCCCAACATTGGATTTTGTATTTAAAATTTCAAGCAAATTTTCATTTTCGGCTTTACGGCCAGTCAGTATTTCACCATCTGGTGAATTATCTTTTCTTAGAATGATTGGCAAACGAGCCTGATTTCCAGCGATTGCGTCTATACATCGCGCAACCCATGTAATTTTCTGCATTCCCTCTTTGTATGCACGTTCAATATCCCAGCCGTCTTTATAGGCTTTGCCTGCAAAAGTTGGGTTCGAGGCAATGGGAGCACCAGGACCAACAGATTTGACTTTGTCGTTATTTAGCGACTTATTACTACTTGAGTTCCAGGCCATATTTTACTCAGCGCCTAATAGGTAACCAAAAATGCCACATGCGATACCTGCCACCATTAATCCGGCGGGAACAAAAATAAGCGCCGCACCAATACTGGTAAACAGTATAAATGAAAACATAAGCAAATTGGCGAAGGTAGCCCTAGTTAGCTTTGGCCTCATGCCAACAAGTTTTTGTTTTAAGCTATTAATAATCAATTTTAGTTTTGATGGTAAACTCATTGAAACCTTTACAGATTTGGGTGCATCAATTACATTAGCCTATTATCAACGCTCTGGAGTAAGACTAAATTGGATAATTGAGGGAAAATGACAACTGACTGGAATGAAGTACTAAATTACTTACTGCCCAAATCTCCGCCATTTTGCCCAGAAGAACCCTCGTTAAATCAAAAGGTATTTTTAAGGACAAATTCGTTAGAAGCCCTTTTTGGTGGCGCTGCTGGTGGAGGTAAGTCTTCGGCCTTATTGATGTCGGCCCTTCAGTATGTAGATATGCCTGGTTATTCGGCAATACTTTTTAGACGTACGTTTGCAGACCTATCACTGCCGGGTGCGTTGATGGATAGATTCAAATCTTGGATGGGTAATTATGACGATGTCCATTGGAATAACAATAGTTTTCAGGCAACATTTCCGTCTGGGGCGAGAATTTCTTTTGGTTACCTAAATAACACCAATGACTACCTTAGATATAAAGGTTCTGAATTTCAATTTATTGGGATGGACGAAGTTACTGAAATCAGAGAAAGCGACTATAGATACCTATTTTCCCGCTTACGTCGTCCTGCTTCTGGCCCCCTCTCCGATGTGCCTTTAAGGATGAGGGCCGCATCAAACCCTGCTCCAAATTGGGTTAGACAGCGCTTCATCGTGGAAGGAAAGAAGGAAAATAGGATTTTTGTACCATCCAAACTCCAGGACAACCCGGGCATAGACGCAGATTCGTATCGCTTAGCCCTGCAAGCACTTGACCCAATTGAAAGAAGACGACTAGAAGAGGGTGATTGGTGGAGCACAACTCTTGGAACATTATTTGACAGAACTTCCTTTATTATTTTGGATTCCTCAGAAATTCCCGAAGTTGCTAATTCGGCTAAGGCTGTTAGGTTTTGGGACCTAGCCGCAACTGAACCAAGTCATTCAAATCCAAATCCAGACTATACGGTGGGAACATTAATGTTGTTTGATAACGGAATTGCCTATGTCTTAGATGTCAAAAAAGCCAGGATTAAGGGTGAAAAAGTCGAACAATTGATAGCCCAAACAGCCTATGAGGATGGGCATGGGGTTGCCATAAGAATGGAACAGGAACCAGGCTCTAGCGGCAAAGCCCTTGTTGACCAGTACGCAAGGTATGTGGTACCAGGGTATGATTTCTCTGCATTAAGGGCCACCGGGGATAAGGTGACAAGAGCTAGGCCGTTTGCCGCTGCATGCGCAAACGGGAACGTCAGAGTCCTACGTGGAGCATGGCTAACTGACTGGCTTGATGAATTTTCGTCATTTCCTGAAGCATGTGACCACGACGACCAGGTTGACTCTGCTGTGGGGGCTTTTACATATTTAGCTGGGTTGGGGTTGCCACAAAGACGAAAAATCAGTATAGTGATTTAGCGTTACCACTTACTAATTTTATAATTACTTAAAAAGGAAACATTACTAAATGAGTATTTTAAAGATTGTTGAACTTCGTGAACAAATTAAAAATTTATCCGAAGAAATCGATGCTTACGTTTTATCCGATGCTTCAGTCGCTGAGGCGTCGGAAGGCTTGTTGCAGTTGAATCTTGCTAAACGAGATATTGCAACGGTTTACGACACGTTAACCCATTTTGTTGCGCTAAAGCTTGGCGATGAAACCGAGATATCTTTAGGGGAAGGTGCCTCAATTGAGAAAAAAACTGCATACGACAGAAAAGCTTGGGAGCATAAAAAATTAGGTTTAGCCGTCGTGGATAAACTAGTGAAAATGTCAGTTGACATGGATACTGGAGAGGTTGTTAAAACCCCATCTGAAATAGCTATTCAGCTTTTAGATTTTTGCGCACCGTCATATTGGCGCGTAAAAGAGTTGTCCAACATTGGCATCAATGCAGACATGTATTGTGAAACGGGTCAACTGAAAACAACAATCATAGTAAGAAAGGGAGAGAATCAATGACAAAAAATCAAACACTAATGGCGGCGCTTGCCGAACCATTTCCTGTTGAGATGGAAAAAACTTTGGTTAAAAGTGGTGTATCTTTGGTATACCTTCCTGTCAGCGAAGTAATCAACAGGCTCAATAAAGTATTGGGTCCAGAATCCTGGTCTTTTACTGTAATCTCAATTGAAAGAGACCAATACGACAACGATGAAATCATTGCCCACATTAATTTGTCTATAGATTTTGGTGACGGCAAAATTGTCAACAAACACGGCATTGGTGGTCAATCAGTCAAAAGAGCAAAATCAACAGGTAAACCAATTGACCTGGGCAATGATTTTAAGGGAGCGGTTTCTGACGCCCTTAAGAAAGCCGCTCAACAGCTTGGTGTTGGTCTTTACTTGGCAAGAAGCACCGATGCTATGGATATTGAGGATGCGATGGATGCTGACCTAGTAAACAAGTCAGCAATCGCTGCTCAGCAAAACATAAGCCCTGAAGTTTCTCAAAAATGGGAAACTTTTATGTCAATAGTAAAGAGTTTGTCTTCGGAGAAAAAGGCCGAATTAAACACTTATTGGGATAAAGCATCTAATGGTCAACCAAAACCACGCAAAGAAACTATTACTCTAGACGCTCTTGATGGGCTGATTACTGAGGCAACACGTTTGTCGTTCGGTGGCGGAACGATAATCGATGGAGAGTAATTTAATTGCGCCAACTTATTTGTCGCCATCGTCAATGTCTACCTATAGACAATGTCCACAAAAATTTAAATTCAATAAAATTGATTTAATCCCAGACCCGTCAAACCATTGGGCGGTTTTGGGAAATTTTGTGCATGATGTCCTTGAGGAATTTTATAAGTTAGAGCCTCAACTTAGAACAATATTTTCAGCCAGGGCTATAGCAAAAGACATGTGGGAATCCAGGTGGAGTGAAGAAACTTCAAAAGTGATTTTTACGGAAAAAGAAATTAAAGAATTTCGTTGGTCAGCATGGTGGTGTATCGAAAATCTTTGGCGACTAGAAAACCCAGAAACAATATCTCCGGTCGGTATTGAGTACGAACTAAACGGGGAAGTTGCAGGGGTAATGTTGCGTGGCTTTATTGATAGATACACCTATTCTGATGGCACGACAATGCTCACTGTCAGTGACTACAAAACAGGCAAAACCCCTAAATTAGACGTAGAGGAAAAGTTTTTACAACTTTTAATTTACGCAAAACTACTGTCATCACTAGGGGTTGGCGATGTCGACAAAATAGAACTGCTTTATTTAAAAGACGGAATAAAATTAGAAAAGAAAGTTACAGATAAAGATTTTAAAAGAGTTGTGGAGTATATACAAGAAAGCAAAAACATGGTTGATGAGAGTTGCGCTTCAGGATTTTTTGAAGCTCGCAAATCGTATTTGTGTAATTTTTGTAGTTATAAAAAAATATGTCCAGCGTGGAGTGGTACAAAATGATGAATGATGATTCATTTGCAAGAATAGTTGCAGAAGACGTTAAAAATAAAATTTCCCCATTGCATAAAAAAGAACTTTTAAACAAAGACAATTGGGGTAGATGGCAAACGGCCCTAGTCGCTCTTTCCAACAACATCCAAGACCAAATTGAATCAATTGAGGAAGATGCCGAAATTGATAAAACTAGATATGAATCAATGGGCCCTACTGGTCGACGTCTTGCAGCAGAAGCTAAATCTGCATACGCGGCAAGGTTGATGAAGATTAAAAGATTTAAATTTCATGTTGATAGACGCCTTGATGAAGTTACCGTCATGATAGAGACGGGCAAAGAAATGCTGGTAAGTGATGGTTGGCAAGAAGTTGATTTTTTAAAGCGAGGCATTTCTGCCCACAGGTCCCTGCTAAGAGAATTTGACCTAGAAGACACGGCCGTAGACCGAGCCTTATGGGCGCTTTTGGAGAATAAGTGGTTATTTGACGATATTGGTATTGATACACTTTAGTAACTAATTCGTCCTCACAGGAAAGGTCTTGGCTTGCAAAAAAATCCAAAACCCCCTAAAAAAAGAAAACCCCTACGTAAACGTAGTGTTAAAAAAGAATTACTCTACGAAAAACGTCGCCCGTTCGTTGAGAAAATTTTAAAAGAACGTTTTCTTTGCGAAGCCTGTAAGCCATTTGCTGCACATGATGGCAAAACCACATTTAACCAACACCTCAGCAGGGATGTTCATGAAATTGTTCGACGCTCTCAGGGTGGTTCGATATTGGATGAAAATAACGTGCTTGCAGTTTGCAGGCCCTGCCACATAAGAATCGGCAATAACCCACAATTAGCTTTTGATTTAGGTTTAGCTAAAAGGGGTCTTGGTCTTTAAATTAAAAATTAATACCTTTACACTTTTAGTATTTGTCTAAATAGTAAACTGATAATACCTTAGGGCCGTTATAGGCGCAAGGGTCGAGTGGGTCCTCCACTCGGCTTTTGCGTGTAATAGGATATTTTTTTTAAAAAAAATTACTTTACTAAACTTCTTTTTAATTAAATGTTATGATTTAATTTCCAGCCGACATCAACCTTAAGAGGAAGAAAGGCGGTGGTCCTAAATCCAGCATTTTGCGGCAATAAATTCTGAAAAGTAGTTCCCAGTTTTGGCCGCTACTTTTAGATTAACCCACCAAGCATGCTGGATGTTTGGTGGGTTTTTGCTTTAGCAGAAATACTAGTATGTGCTTTGTGCGCAAACTTAATTTAATGGGTCTTGATTTATCCCTAACTTCTACTGGCTATTCTTGTGGAAGCGCAAATGGTGTTATTACATCTAAACTTACTGGAGTTGAAAGACTAATTGAAATTTCTGAAAACATAATAAAAACTATTTTAAATTTAAATGTTGATATTGTTTTGATAGAAGGGTATTCTTTCGCATCACGAAGTGGTCAAGCTTTTTCTATAGGCGAACTTGGAGGGGTTGTTCGAGTTGCAATAAAAAAAATAAATAAGTCATATATAGAGATACCGCCTACATGTCGAGCCAAATTTGCTACAGGACGTGGCAACGCCTCAAAAAACGAAGTAATTTCAGCCATATCCGCTCGAACCGGAATAGTCTGGGGGAACCCAGGGGCGGACGACAAATGCGATGCGTGGATACTGGAGCAAATGGGCCTTTCATATTTGGGTCTTTCTGAACATAAATGGCCAGATGTCAATTTATCTGCTTTAGAGAAAGTAGATTGGGGAGTACTAAAGAAAGAGGATTAAATGAGAAATAGCCCAATTAGCCAAATAGAAATTGAACAAGAATTATTACGTTTTATGGATTTACTAGAAAGCGAAACAGAAGCTTTCGAGGTTTTGGCTGTGGATGCAGCGAAAAAGGAATCTTTATACAAATCAAATTGGGCCAAAGAATATCTTTCAGCCAAGGGTTCAATAAAGGAAAGAGAAGCTTGGGCTGACTACAAAATGGACGAACTGAATTATGAATTCAAGATTGCTGAAGCATTAATGAAAACAAAAAGAGAAGCACTTCTCTCTATTAGGGCATCCATGGATGCAATGAGAACACTAAACGCCAATGTTCGGGTGCAGGTATGAAACCCAACATCCATAAGTCTCTTTTGTCTCTTGCTGTTCCAATTGAGAGTCTTAGCCCTTTAGAAAATAACCCTCGTGTCGGAAATGTTGATGCGATTGTTTCTTCCTACTCGGAGTTTGGGCAAATAAAACCCATTGTTGCCAAAAAAAATGAAGATGGTACATCCACGGTAATAGCTGGTAATCACCAACTAGAGGCAGCAAAAGTTTTGGGTTGGGACAAAATTGCTGTAGTTTTTTTGGACGCCGACGACAAACGTGCTATTGCGTATGCGCTTGCCGATAACAGAACTATGGAACTTGGTTATACGGAACCAGAACTACTTTTAGACATGATTGTCTCAATATCTGATTTTTATCCAGAACTTCTTGAAGATATGGGTTGGGACGAATTTGAAATTGCATCTTATGAGAGTGATGCGGTATTGGCAAAAATAGAAAACGAAAACATAGAAACAAAAAAAGAATTTACTGCCGCACAACAAGAGACTGCACGAGAAATTGATAATTTAGTTCAGAAAACAGAAGACGGGGAAATGAGAATAGTTGCCGATAATCAGATGAATCACGAAGATATTGCGATTCGTGGCTCTACTGTGGCCATGCCTGGGGCTGCCCCAAGTGCTGCAGTGCAAGTTCCTTTAGTATTTGATAATTCGGACCAACAGAAAAAATGGTACAGGTTCATAACCTGGCTACGCAATAACCCAAGCATCGATGGCTCAACTACTGGACAAAAACTATTGAACTTTATTGATGAACACTGTGAAATTTAAAAAATAAATAAATTTTTATGACTAGACAACGCATGTTTTTAAATATCTCCTGCGTAGATGCTGCACGCGCCAGAATAAGACATGTATACGACACTTTCGATACGGTATGCGTTCAATTTTCTGGAGGCAAAGATTCCACTGCTGTTTTGTATTTAGCTAAAGAAATTCACGAGGAGAGAAATTTAGGTCCAGTTAAAGTAATTTTTCGTGATGAGGAAATGGTTTCTCCAGCCACGATTAGTTATGTGGAGAAGGTAAGGAATTATCCGTGGGTAGACATGGAGTGGTATTGCCTGCCGTACCCAGCAGAAATCTGGGTTCTTGGAAGAAGAGAGACGACTCTCCTATGGAGTGAAAGAAGATTAAAAGAAAACAGATTAATCAGAGACATGCCGCCATGGGCAATTAACGCAACTCATTTTGGGTTAGACCATTCTCGGTCTTTACCTGAACCAACCGACGTTTATACAATGAATAATAAAAAAGGTAGTGTTGCTTTTATAACTGGCGTCAGGGCTAGTGAATCAATGGTTCGCTATCGTTCCGTCGTGCAAAAACTTCATGAAAATTACATCAATCATCCATATAGGCTCAAACAAAGCATCCCTCTTAAATTTGCCAAAATCATTTATGACTGGAACACTGATGATGTTTTCAAGTTCATTACAGAAGAACACAATGCTGAATTTTGCGAATATTACGAGCTGGCAGCTTTAACACAAAGCAACACAAGGGTTGGTATCCCATTGCATAGCGTTGCAATAAGAAGAATTGGTGATGTTGTTGCTACGGAACCAGAATTCTATGACAGGCTTTTTGAATGTTTCCCACACATAGATGCACAAAGACGTTGGTGGCCCGAGTTTGATGTTGAAAAATTAATTAGTCGATATTCTGATAATGGTTTTTCTGGTGCCGGAGAGTTCATAGAAGATTTTTTGATTGGGGAAAAACGTAAAAGAGAAGCGCGAGTGTTTGTTTCTAGGTTTAGACAAAAACATAATTCGGACCCAAGGGCTTACCCAATAAATTGGCTAATAAGGAATTTATTATTAAACGACATAGACGTAAATTCACCAACACCAATAGGTCCAAAGACAAAGGCTCACGCCGTAAGAACCATCGAAGAGCAAGAAATGAGCAACATAGATGAATATTAATTACGTTCAAATCGACTCACTAAAAGTGCCCGAATGGAAAGCAACATATATATTGCGTCCAGACTTAATGGTGCTTTCTGCGTCCCTGCAGCAATATGGGTTCATACAACCAATTCATGTATCTAAATGGACTGGCGAAATAATTGACGGAAGCGAACGTTGGCTTTTGGCAAAAAATGTTAAAAGCATTGCGGAGGCGACAAAAGGGCTCATCCCCGTCGTCGAACACGATTGTGACCTAATCGATGCAATGATGCTGCATATTCAACTAAATAGGGGCAAGGGCTCAATAGTAGCCAAACCTCTTTCCAAGATAATTAGGAAAATTAATTTATCGGGAAAATACGATATTAAAGATTTTAAAAACTTACTATCCATGGGGGTTGATGAGCTTGACCTACTTCTGGATGCAAGCATCATTAAGAGTCGAAAAATACAGGAACATACATATGCGAGAGCCTGGGTGCCTATTGAGGCTGACTCAAAAACCGTAGACAGGGCGTCTTTGGTGGAATCACCACCCAACCCGGATAGATAGCTCTACACAAACCCACTGGCGAGTGGGTGATACACTTGTTTTGTATTTTGTACAAAACAAGAATGAGGACGTTATGCCGGGCTTAAGATACGGACCAGATTTTACAGACGATGCAGAGATAGTTAGAACTCAGCTTGCCAGACTTGAGAAATTGGTAAAAACTAAAAGAGGCGGAACCAAAAAGAATAAACAAGAACTCAAAAATCTTAATGACATAGTTAAAAAAGCCTATGGTGGCCGTAAGGGACTTAATCAGTTAGCTAAATATTCCACCAAACAAATGGGCTACGACGAATCTGGAAAAACCAAAACACTTGCTGGTGTTACATTTAGGGGACGACCTCCAATTGATAAAAAAATAATGGCAGCCCGTAGAGCTAAGGGTCTTCCAAATCGCCGACAAATGGGTGCTATCGGTGGAAATGCTCGATTGGGATTTTCTTTAAATAAACCAGGTCGGGATGCAACAAGAGGGTTAGCCCAGAGAAAGGCGCGTGAAGACGCAGTCAAGGCGGCCAAGAAAGCCAAGAGAGCTAAAGCTGCAAAGAAAGCTAGAGCAGCCAAAAAAGCAACCAAGAAAAAGCAAGCCGCCAAAAAAGCTGTTGCTAAAAAACGACCAGCCGCTAAGAAGGCAGCGTCAAGAAGAGCGAGATAACTGAATCGTAGTTAATTAATTACGATTTTGCGTTAGTGGTACAATTAAACCTACATTAACACCATAAGGATAGGTTTATGTTGGTATCAGTAGCAGAGTTGACAACCTATATGGACGTAAAGTTTACTTTGCGTCAGGTTGACGCTGCGGAATATGTGCTACAAGGTCTTCAGAGTGAACTTGAGGCCTATCTTAGAAGGCCAATAGAGGTTACAAGTTTTGTTGAAGAACATATTCTTGATTCAAATTTCCACGGAATTCCAATGTCTTCTTTTTTGACAAATCAGGACACATATAGGGACGGTCAGAACGGAGAGGTAGCAAACTCTGCTGCCGATTATGCCCTTCCTCCAGAAACCTTGTATTTTAGGAATACTCCGGTTATTGCTGTTAGTAACGTCAAGGTCAGAAGACCTGGAGTTTCATATAATCCAGCTTCTGTTTCTCTCACCAACAATGTGGCAACCATAACATTTGACAACATGCATCCATTTTCAGTTGGAAGCAAAATAACCTCATCTGATTTTTCAAACACCGTGTTTAATGGAAACTTCACTGTCACCAGCTCAACTCCAACAAGTATCAACTTTTCCAAAACAAACGCCAACATTGCTACAACATCCGTAATCGATGGTGATGTGCAAACAACATTGCTTGAAAATACTCATTACATGGTCCGAAGATATGGTATTGATTATTGGTATGGCGGACCAGACGATAAGGTCACAATCAGTTATACCGCAGGTTTTGACGGAGCATCAATTCCTATGTTTAGGTTAATGATTTTGCGAGCAGCAACACGAGAAATGCAGAACATGCACGATGACGTGGTCGGTATAAAAGACCTAAATCCACGTTCTGTTGCCCCTGTGGAAACTGGATTCATGGAAAAAGAACTACTCGCAGTAAAGAGGTACCGCAGAGTCAGGGTTGCATAAATGGCCAGAGGTGACGTCAGGATAGTAGTTCATGTCGACATAGACACGGAAGATGTAGAAGAACTTCTGGATGACATGAAAAAACGAACAAGAAAAATGAAACCTGTTTTCTATTGGGCAAAAAGAGAACTGGAAACTCGTTATGCTGCAAACTTTACGGCCAACGGACTCCCCTCTGGTGGTTGGAGCCCATTAAGCCCACAATATGCGTCATGGAAAGCGACCAATGTTCCTGGTGCGCCGCCTATGGTGAGAACTGGAAAACTGTTTAGAAGCGTTACAGAACTAGAAAATTCAAGAGTAAATATGGTCATGGATACTCGTGCCGAATTTGGCACCGACGTCGAATATGCAAAATTTCACCAATATGGCACAAGCAAAATGGCTAAAAGAAGAGTAATTTTTACTCCTGTTGGATTTTCACGCGACCTCGGCAAAACTATGGCGCGATATGTCGCCTATGGAGTTAAAAAACAGATTGGACCAGGATGATGGAACTAATGCACGGTGCTCAATTTGCCAAACAATATATCAATAACTACCTCAAACTTGACATCCCAGTTAGGTTGATTGAATACAGAAATGGCTGGAATCTCTCAAGCACCGACCTGCCGACTCCAGAGGAATTTATAACTTACGAACCTTTAGCGTTAGATTCTTGGCCAACAATCATCACCATAGCGATTTCCACAAACAGACTGGAAAGAATTGGCTACGGCAACGCCGACCCCCTATATAGGGTCGAATACCAGATGAGAACATATGTCTGGGTTAGGGCTGAGGGTTCACAAGAATGTACGGAAATGAGGGATAGACTTACTACCGTTGTTCGGTCAGCGCTCCTTGACTATCCGTGCTTAAAAGCAACTGACCCTAATGATTTTTTTAGAATTATGATTGATGAGTCATCAATGCGAGAAGAGTTTTCTGATTTAACACTTTTAAAGGGTGACAGAATGCTTGCTGGTTCATATGTGGCCTACAACATCCAGCTGGATGAAATTGTTTCTCGCAAATCACTGGGTACGGTTGATGAAATTATTCTAAGAAGCTATTCATCCGGTGCTGGTGAAGACCTAGATTCGCTTGAGGGCGAATTTTAAAATTAAATAATTTTTAAAATCTCTTTACAACAAATCTTTCTAACAGTTGCATTAATAAAAGACCTACTAACTGTATTATTGGAACTAATGAATGGGGTAGTTCCCAACAAGTAATAGGAAGGTCTTATGCCCGGTGTAGTCATTTCAACAGCAGTCAGAACTGGCCCGTCTTCGGCAACGGTCCGCGAATCATCACAACTCTTTGTTGTCGGCACCGCTGAAAAAGGTACATCAGCCGCTCCAGTATTGATTGAGAGCCTTGCTGAATTTGAAAATATGTTTGGTGGATTCATTTCAACCTCGTACCTTCATCCAACAGTTGAAACATTTTTTGAAGAAGGCGGCACTCGCTGCTACGTAAAACGAGTCGTTGGCGCTGGTGCAACATCTGCAACCAAAGTTCTAAATACAGGTTCGGCAAGTGCTGCAATGACATTGACAGCAAACGGTTCGGGCACATGGGCAAATGCAACAGCGGGAACATTCGCTGGGGGTTTGAGCACAATTGTTACGCAGCCAAATGCTGGTGTAAATTTTGCAATTCAAATTCTTTTGGACAACGTTTTGGTTTACTCAACCGGAACTTGCACCTCAGTCAATCAAGCAGTGGGAAGAATTAATACAAGCACAACTGCTGCTCGTTACGTAACTGCAAGCGTTACGGCTCCTCATGGTTCGGCCATCTTGAACACTCAAGTTCAAGTTGTATTTGCTGGTGGAGCGGATGGTTCTGCTCCAACTGATGCAGAGTTTGTTACTGCTCTCGGCACATTCAACGGTGCTCTTGGGACTGGTGCGGTTGCGTCGCCAGACAATGCTTCTGGCACTCTTGAGTCTGCATTGATTTCACATGCCAACACAAATAGCAGAATTGCTATTCTTCACACAGACCTCGGAACAGATACCGCTGGAGCATTGTCAAAGGCATTGTCAATTCAGGGTGGAGAACATGCTGAGCACTGCGCTTTGTATTATCCATGGATTGAAGTTCCAACCGGTGTTGCTGGAATTAGTAGAATGATTCCACCAGACGGCTATGTGGCTGCAAAGCGTGCTTTGGCCCACAATCAAACAGGCTCTCACGTTCCAGCAGCTGGATTGCTTTCAGCTTCAAGATTTGTTGTGGGAACCGAAGTAGATATCGACAAAGCAACAGGCGACGCTTTGGACCTTGGTTCAGTAAATGCAATTAGAGTTATTCAAAATACAGTTCGTATTTATGGTGCTCGTTCGCTTTCGGCAGATATTGAAAACTTTAGATATATCACATCGCAAGACACTGTCAACCATATTGTGGTCGAGGCTGGAAGAAGTCTTGAAGATTTGGTTTTCAGCTCAATCGATGGAAGAAACACAATTTTCAGCGCAATCGAGTCACGTCTAATTTCAATTCTTGCTCCTTTGCGAGATGTCGGTGCTCTCTATGAGGCGTTTGATTCCAATGGCAGAAAACTTGACCCTGGCTACACAGTTCGCTGTGATGCAAAACTTAATCCGACATCACAACTTGCAGAGGGAACAATCAAGGCAAAAGTTGGGGTACGAACAAGTACTGTCGGCGACAAAATCGAAGTTGATATTGTCAAATCAAACTTAACGGCGTCAGTCGTTTAACGGAGGAATAAAAACATGGCAAATACAAAAGTTTCTCAGAGACAAATACTTGGAAGTATTGTTCCTGTAAACCAAAGTCACCCAAAATGGACTGGTTTCTATTTTGCGCAGGTTTCTGGTGGAGAAATCACAGCCTCTGTTGAAAAGATTTACGAGGGCAAGAGTCTTCGTCCGACAGTTTTGTGTGCTCCATCCGAGGTTGGCGATATCACCTTGACCGCCCACTACGACTCAGACCGAGTCGCCAGTGAGCTTGGCACCGGTATCGCAGCAAAAATTGCCGCCCTCCGTGCACTTGTCGGTAGAGCTGAATACAACGTCACAATCCAGAATTTTGACTGCGACTTGGCAGTCCCTGGTACTGACCGAGTTTACTATAAGGCCCTACTGGTGGGTTTGACTGAGCCAGACGGCGATTCATCATC